GATCAAAATAGCGAAAGTATTTATTGCCCATAGCGCCATAGAGAGAATTGAGAAGAATCTTAATTGCAGTCTGAAGAGTTTCAAGGCGAGCAACTTGACCTGCAGTTGCTTGGTATTCTTTACGTTTACGCTTTGATATTGCTTCGAGCTTTGTTTTGGCTTCAAGCATTTCACCCTTAACAGTAACACGCTTAGCATATAGCTCTTCAACAATTTCAGGAATAATACCTTTTTTGGCTTTGCTAAACACCGCACCATTAGATGCTGTCGCTCCTTCTGCACCAGGCATACTTAAAATAGTTTCTGGTGACATATTGTATTGCACAATAATATTAGGATACAGAGAGTTTAGGTCAAACGACATTACCCAATCGTGCATTCCTACTTTAGGTTCTTTAACATACCCACCTGGAAAAGCTTCTGTAGTTTTTTCCTCTGACGGGATCGTCGCAATCTTAGAGCGAGCTAGACGACGGAAGATGATTGAATCCCAAATCGCACACGTACCAAGAGTGTCTTGGTAATTCACACCTCCAAGGTACGCCATAGTCATAACAAGAGTAATAAGACCAAGCTTATCTTCCATTCGCTCAATAAGTTCGACATCTTTTATGTTATAGTCAACAAACAATTGGTAGTCGGCATCATAGAGATCGCGTAGAGAGCCAACTTCAGAATAGTCAAGTTTTTTCTCACCTAATACAACACTTGAAATATGATTGAGAGAATACGACTCTTGGTTTCCATAAGTATAGGCAAACTTTTTAAAGAGCTCCATATAGTCAAGGTGCTGAATGCCACTAATATCAAAAGTTGTTCGAATACTTCCTTGAACGCGGATATCTTTACGCTCAATCTTCCGCCATGGAGAAATGTTTCGTACTACCTCTTCACCCAACAAAAAGACCATACGTGAAATCATATAAGGAATATCAAAGAACCGCGTGTTCCAGCCCGTAATAATGTCTGGCGTATTATCTGGCGTTGCCCAATATTCTATGAAAGCCTCTAGCATTGCAGCTTCGCTTGTGAATTGGCGATACTCAATCTTTAGATGATTAAGCTGAGTTGCTTGTTCGTCATAAGGTTTTAAACCCCAAACACGGTATGTGTCGTCCCTGGAACTCTTTAATGCAATAGTGAGAATCTCATTAACAGGATTGTCAATTTCTGGAAATCCGTCACCAAATGAAGTCTCGATATCAAGAGAAGCAATATCAATTAGGCGGCGGTCATAAGGTATTTCATTTGGAAATTGTCCTTGAATAAAAGCAGGAATATGCCTTTCATTACCATACAATTTGAAGTCAGGAACATCGCGGTATGTTTTTTGAAAATCGCGGAGCTCTGACATTGAGCTAAATTGTATTGGATCAACAGGGATACCATCTAACGATTTCCAAGTTGTGTTTTGTTTTTTTGACTTTAAATATAATGTTGGTTTGTATTTAATCCGATGCGATACTTTCTTACCGTCATCGTCATATCCTCTATAGAGGAGATTGTTTGCAAACCTTTCGACACTCGTATAAAACCCACCTAAGATCATGTAAGTATTATAGCATATTTACCGCGGGATGTAAATACTAAAGTTCATATCTAAGCAAATAAGCCCTCCCAGAACGGATTCTAAGAGGGCTATAATATTTATGGTTTATGTGTGTTACTCGTTTAGAAGTTCCCTCTTTTGATTAATTTTAAACCTTTTAGGTTTTTTCTCTTCAGGCACATTTTTGTCTAAGCACACAGCCAGAATACCGTTCACCAAAGTTACGTCTGTAACTTCGATGTATTCTCCTAGTGTAAACTGCTTACTAAACTTACGATTTGCGATTCCCTTATGGATAAAGGTTGCATCTTCGCTACGAATAGTTTCAGATGAAATCGTAAGAACATTTTCATCTTGTGCTATTACCAAGTCTTTTTGACTTAGTCCTGCGACAGCAACTTCGATCTTAAAGGACTCATCCCCTGTTCTAACCACATTATGTGGAGGATAAGCCGGTTGCTGTGAATTTAATCTTTCGAGTCTGTCGAAAACAGAGTCGAACCCTACGCTCCACGCATGTGGAATATTATATGTTGTCATTTTTTTATTTCTCCTATTAAGCGAGTTAATAATGTTGAGCTCCTTTCAGACGCTCGTTCGAGTGGTCGCTTCAACCTCTCGAAAGTTATTTATACGTTTTTACGTTCCCAATTGAATATTTTGATTCAAGATTCCATTCTTTTTTATCCCGGTGTGAAATTATTTTAATAGCACGTAAAGATGTTTTAGGCGAAGCTTGTTCTGGAATAACGACTTCTAATAAACCCCAATCAGAAAGTAATGTAGTGATAGTATTCCTGCGGGCAAAATCATCCTCTGTAAAGTTTGAAGGTTTACCATCAAGTAGGAAAAGTTCTTTAAAATGAACAATAAAATAGCGTCCTTGTTTGTGAAGAATGTGGCAACTCTGGTATAAAGTATTTTGTTCTTTTTTAGAAGATACACCGATTCGCGTAAGTGTTTCTTTAATTTTTAGAAAATCGTCAGGTTCTTCAATTCGCACTTCAAGCATACGAGAGGGTTCCCATTCTATAATATCTTCGTTCATGGAATTATTTATAGAAATCTAACCTTTACAATATTTGCTTACTTCGGTGATAATTGTTCTTCTTGAGAGGGTATAATATCGGCTCCGCAATAATTAGACCAAGATCTTTGAGTTGTTTTGTTTAAACAGTAATCATACAATAGGTCTTCAACGATAAAGGATGGGCCTGAGTACCATCCTTTATCTTTTGCTTTTTTAAAAAGAGACTTGATCTGTTCCTCACCTAGAAACATCAGCTCTCTAGTAAATTCCGCTACTTTTTTAGCTTCTTCTTCAAATTCATTAGTAACTTTAATTTTAGTACTCATCACTTTTTATTTTTTAATATTTTTCGAATAATCAATCCAACTGAAATAGCTGCAGCGGCTAAACCACCAATTGTTTTTTTAAATTTCATTTATTTTCCTCCCTTGTCATGTTTCTTATAAAGTTTATTTATTTTATCCTTATCAAATAAGGAATAAACAGCTTCGGCTTTTTCGCGAGAATAGCCATACTCTTTTTGTATAATTTTTATATCGCCTGATGAGTCAGCTTTTTTAGACCATTTAGAAAATCTACGTTTTGCCGTAACCATATTTCTGTAAAAGTCATATTGCATACGACTAGGTAGTGCGTGGTGAATATTCATTTCATTGGCAAATATTACAGTATCTTTAAAATAAGATAGTGATCTATTAACTACAAAAGGAACATACGCCTTTTCTATAGAATCAGGATTTGTTATTTCTAAAGATTGATCTGCTTTACAATCTTTCAATAGATGCTTGCCCTTACGTCCATCGTTAATGGAGCTTATAAATGTAAACGGTGTTATTTTACTCATTTCCACTCAGATGAAGCCATTATTTCTGTAAGACACGCAACAGTATTTAGTTCTTTGTCTGCAACAAAACCTGCTTTGTATTGGTAATCAGCAAGGATTAGAATAATTGCTGGGATTGATTGAGGCTGTGCAAAATCATACAGCGTATCATATATCCTTCTAAAGATAACAGAAGAGTCTACATCGGTGTTATTTGTAACCCACGATCTCATACTCTTAAAATCTTTACTCTTTAAGAATCCTACTAACGCAGCAATATTCTGATCCGATAGGCCAATTAGTATGTCTGAAGTAATTTCACCAGATGATGAGTACCGTTGGCATTCATTAATAACTCTACGCCAATCAGGAGCATAACGCATGATCAACTCAGCAAGGATTTTATTATTAAAGTCAACAGCTTCAGTAGTAAGGATATACTGCATCCTTTTCATAAACCCAGCAGCAAGTGCAGCGAGTTGTTTTTTAGTAGTGTTAAATTCGATGACTGAACATCTTGAATGTAAAGGCTCGATAATTCTATTCTTAAAATTACATGTTAAGATAAATCGACAATTAGTACTAAACTCTTCAATAAAGCCGCGAAGGGCTGGTTGCGTTGATTGTGCATTTAGGTAATCAGCCTCATCAAGTATAACTACTTTAGTTCCTCCGCTTAATGAAACAGAAGAGGCAAACTGCTTAATCTTAGATCTTAGAACATCAATGCCGTTCTCTTCTGAAGCGTTGATAACAATATAATCAAGATTTAACTGATTACATAATGCTCGGGCAACTGTAGTCTTTCCAAGACCTGCAGACCCAGTTAATAACATATTGTGCATTTCTCCGCTGTCAACGATTTGTTGAAAAGTCTTCTTTAGACTTTCTGGAAGAATACAATCTTCGATGGTTTGAGGGCGATATTTTTCAACCCATAGGAATTCACTTTTACTCATAAACAAATATATTCTACACTATTTTTTACAGGTTGTACATAATAAATGGCTCCGAAGGTAGGGTTCGAACCTACGACCTAGTGGTTAACAGCCACCCGCTCTACCGCTGAGCTACTTCGGAGTAAGTGGAGCTTTCTGTCGGACTCGAACCGACGACCTGGTGATTACAAATCAACTGCTCTACCAGCTGAGCTAAGAAAGCATTTACTTTACCACTTCCAAGGGATAAGAAGCTTACCTAAAGCCTCACCTAAGGTGACCCTCCTACGAACGTCTTTTTTATCGAGATCAACAAATGTAACATTGCACAATTTCTGATCTTCAGTATTTTTCTCAGCTCGACTTTTAGCCTTCTTCATATCGTTCTCAGTAAAGAAAAATACTGAAGAATCTTCAGTCACAACCTGAAAATACTCTGAACCTGCTGATGTACGTTTACCGCTATTTTCAACAGATTGGATATATGCGTATTGCTTTTTCATAATTTAAATAAGGCCAGTTTAACAACTTAGCCCAGGTTGCCGGTTAACTACTCCGAGGTTTCCTCGGTCCCCTCAGCGCTTGGAGCAGACGTCGGGTTTTCTTCTTCTTTTGGCGCATGGAAATTAACAAATCCAGCGAAAGAGTTTCGAATTTGTCCAATGGCTTCAAGCTCTGGACCTTTAAATGCACCGCGGGTTGAACATAGATCAATGATCTCGGTTACTGCGGCGATTTGATTAAATGAAATCTGAGGTTCAGTTTGTTCCTCTTCATTCTGTACGTTTTCTACTTCTTGAGTAGGTTCTACTGTTTTTTCTGACATAATATATTAGTTTTGTTATGAGTTAAATGATGAATTTTTTTCGAGCGCAATCCAGTATTGTGTTTTACTATTTATACCTTTCCACTGCGAAATCAATTTAGAACTTACGGAAATTTCGTAGTCGTCTGGCAAAAGTTTTAAATTTGAAATAAGAAATTGGAAATCATATGTGCGAGACTCGTCATCACCAATATTTAAGCGATACATATTTGCCGATGAATTGTCGGGATCCTTTACCTCCAAATATACTTTATCGCTATCTTCAGGAGATGAGATTGAAACAACAGCGTGACCCAAAGCCCCGCCAGCTTTTCTAATTTCACTGATAATATTAGATGTTATTTCTACCGTGAAATCAGGATCAGGCATGCTTACTTCCTTTTGAGGAGAAGTGAGAATGAGAGGATCCGAGTATCGATAATTTACTGATGCACGGTTATTCGCAATAGTTACAGAGTTTTCTCCAAAATCTAGTTCAGGATCTTCAATTAGATTTAGAGCGGAGAGGAATTCATTCAAATCGTAAATTCCTACTTCAGTGTCAAAGACTTCGCTTACAGTAACATTAGCCATAATGTTTTTTGCATCGGCGATGGTCGATAGTTTGTTTCCTTGTTTAATGACAAGATTCGGATTAATACCTGAGAAGTTTTTCAGGACTTCGATGGTTTCTTTGCTTATTTTCATAACGAGTATATTATACAGTGTTTTAGTCAGTTTGTAAATAATAAAATTCAAGCATAAACATCATACAACAAATTGCGTGTGCGGCGTGATGAATGCCGGTCTCCTCATCCAGTGTTTCGCCTCGTTGCAACGCCCACAGATGACGTTGCGCTGCAGCGAAATAACGACTATCAAGATTCTCAAGGTGCTGCCAATTGTTTCTGTCATATTTTTGAGCTCCATAAGTTAGCACTTTAGCTACATCATCCAACGCGTTTGGTGGGATTAGGCTGTAGTCAGGTTTTTGTGAATCGAATTTGATTCCAGTCATTTTAAAAGGTTGCCCCGCCTCCGTTAGGAGACGAGGACTTAATCAGGTTAGGTTATGCTATGAAATGTGGTTATTAACCACTGAAGTTTTTATTTGTATGTGGGTATTATAGCACAAATTGGCTAGCATGTACATACTATTCTTTTTCTTTTTTCATCTGACTAAAGTTTTTAATCTTCTCAAACTCTATCTTCATAGGAAATTTTCCTTCTAGAAGATCTTGTTTATGAGAGATGATAAAGACATTAGTTTCCTTTCCAAGGGTATTTAGAATCTTGAGAAGATTGTCGACGCCATCGGCATCCATACTTGAATCAAATGTCTCGTCTAGAATTAACAAATTTGTATTTGCACTATTTTTCATACGAGCGATCTGCCTCCAAGAAAAAAGCAAACTTAAGTCTATTCGCTGTTTTTCTCCTTCTGAAAATGAAGAATACGTGAATTCATCTCTATGGCGAGATTTAATTGTCTCGTTGAATGAATCATCGAGATGAAAAAGAACAAAAAAGTCGAGAACTTGTAAATACTGGTTAATGAGCTTATTCATAATAGGAAGATATTGTCTAATAACCTTCGTCTTAATACCTGTATCACGTAGCAATTCCCCAATAGCATCAAAGTAAGACGTCAGGGTGCACTGCTCTAAACGGACTTCATTAAGGCCATCTCTTTTTTCTTTATCTTCTGACAATTTTCTTTCTGCCTCTGTAGTGTCTTGAATATCGGCGGTGCGCGACAAAGCTTCAACTCTATTTTTAAGAATATTAATTCTCGTTTCGTTCTGTCGAATGCTGTTATTGACTTCATTGAGGTGCACAATTTTAGCATACAACTTATCTGCTTCAGATTCAGACACTTTTAATTTCTCTTTTGTGCCCGTGTACTCCGAATTAAGAGATTTAGCCTTATGTTTGCATTCTTCGTTTTTAGACGTTTTAAGCTCAGCTGAAATATCTTGAGAACATGTTGGGCAGTGGTCATTTTTTTCGTAAAACTTAGACTCCTTAACAACGTCATCCATATTACGTTTAAGGTTAGAGATTTCTACTGTATACGACGTTTTATCGCTTGAAGCTTTTTCATGACCTTCGACAGTAGTATTATAACTTAAATCATACTCGTATTGAAGGTCTGAGTTACTGCCCTCTAATACAGATATTTCTTCGCTAATGACACTTATCTCATTTGTTCTTTTTTCTTCTTGTGTAGAATCAATCTTTTTTAGTTCGCTAATATGCGAAGTTTGGAGTTTAATCGTTTCTTTAAGAATGTTTAATTCGTTATCGGTGTCATTCATTTTATGGCGAAGTGCCACAATTTTTTCTTTAAGAACACCATTCATCTTCGTGAAAATGCCGATATCAAGTAGATCTTCAATTACGTTTCTACGTTGATGCGAAGGCAATTGCATGAACGGGATAAAGTTCGAAGATCCCAAAACAACTACCTGGTGAAAAGATTTGTGATTAAGTTTTAGAATATTCTGCTCGATAATTTTTTGATAATCACGGCTATGAGATTCCTGGTTAAGTAACTTTCCATTTCGATAAACCTCAAATACATTAGGTTTAATTCCACGAATAATTTTATATTCTATACTCCCAACGCTAAATTCAACTGTCGTTAAACAGTTCTTGTTATTAATTGAGTTTACTAACTGTGGCTTATTAATACTACGGTGTGGCTTACCAAAAAGAGCGAAGGACAGCGCATCGAGCATGGTAGACTTACCGGCGCCATTTGAACCAACGACGAGGGTTGCAGAATCTTTATTAAGATATACTGTAGTTTCGTTGTTTCCGGTAGATAAAAAGTTTTTCCAAGTGAGTTTCTTAAATGTAATCATTATATATTGTCTAAGGCTTGCGCTTCAATTAAAAGTTCTTGCATCATTTTCTTAAGAACATTCGAGTCTAAATTTGTTTCTGTTGCGTCGATATAACTATTTAGCAGTGTTGGTGTATCGTCAACCTTTACGGCATCGTCATTAATCTTATCTCCGCCGTATTCATCAAAGTTTTCTATTATTCTGACTTCATACGGGTTAAAGTCATATATTTGCTCCATAAATTTATCAAATACATACAGATCCTTTTTATTAGAAACAATGACCTTTATATATGTATCCTTTACTAGACTAGATGTTATAGCAGGGATATTATCTTCATCGTAGTAAATTTTTCGAAATAGAACATTAGGATTTCTAATAGCTTCGAGGCCTCTGGTTTCAGTATCAAGTACGTGGAAATATTTAGGGTCGTTAGCATCTGACCATGTTAATTGATACTGAGTTCCAAGATACGTGACATTACCTTCGGTGCTTTTAGTATGATAATGTCCAGAGTAAACAGCGTCGTAGCGGTCAAACAATGATTTATCCATGCCATGAGACTTAATACTAGCGTTACCCATATATTTAAACCCGCCGAGTTCAAGGTGACCCATAAGAATCGAAGCTTTAGAGTTTTTGATAAACTCCATTGACTCGTCGTGATTGTCTTCGCAAATCCATGGGAGTAAACCTATATCTAACCCTCCAATTTTTTTAACAACAGGATTCATTTGTATACGGATCCTATCGCTGTATTTCTCTAAAATCTGCTCTAAAGAATTTAATTCATTTGTGTTTTTATAGTAAACGTCGTGGTTGCCTGGAATGATATCCATGTACATGTCATAATCATAAAGCTTCTTAATGAAGACTTCGAAATTATGCTTTAAAACTTTAAAGTTAACAAACCTGCGATGATCAAAATAGTCACCAAGATGTATAATGTCTCGTATGCCATTTTTTAACAGATATGGAAAGAAAATCTCATCGTAAAATTTGGCAGAATAGTTTAAGAAAATATCAGACCCATTCTTTACACCAGAATGAGTGTCGTTGATTATAGCCAATCGCATATTATAAAAACTCGTCAAGTAAGCCGCTAATTCTTTTCTTAGATCTCTTTTTCTTTTTAAGAGACTTGCCAAAGTTCTTAATGGCAGAATCACGGTCACGTATTAATTGAGATTTAAACCTCACTCTGTCAACAATGCCCGCGGCGTCGGCGTGACCTGAAACATGCATGAATCCTTCTGCTCCGGCGTGCTCCATGTACAATTCCTTAATATCTTGGTGCTTTTTCTCTTTAGCAATTCGTCTTAAAAATGCATAATATGTAATCTGTGTAAAATATGCAAATGCATTAGGTAAACCAGTGCGTGTTGCTTTCTTTACGTCGTAATTCATAATAGCCTTAATACAGTTTTCTACGGCATCCATTACCATTTCTTCTCGGTATGTATATCCAGAAAAGTTTGGTTTATGCGAAAGGCCCTCGGCAATTTTCAAGAAGCACGTACCGATATATTCAGTAATAATAGGTTCCTCCTCTTCCTTGCTACGAGCTTCATTCGCTGAATTCACATAGTCAACAACTGCTCCAGAAAACTGCTTGTTGTTCACGTAATGTGGTCTTTCGTTAGCTTTCTTTTTCATAATCTGTAGTCATATTCTACACTGTTATGACGCGGATGTACATAATATATTTGCATCTCAGTGTATTTTTTTATTTACATAGTTTACACTTCTGTGTATAATATTCTTAGAATAACAAAAAACCTCAATTGTCATACGGTTTCCATTGTTTTCTCCATTCTAAAGTCTTTGGTTCAAGTGATGTGTATTCATCAAATACACCACCATCAATTTCTGTATTGTCTAGATTATCAAGTTCGTCATAAAATAATTGATCTAATACAGTTCCTATCTCCTTTTTAGTAAGTGCACCATGCAAATTACTTGATATAATATATCTGTGGTATTGTATTTTAATATCTTCAACTGGAGGGGCAGAAGCTATAATATGTGTGTTTAGTATTCTTATTTGCTCTTCATCACCTGTTATTAACCAGGGAGAGAAGAAAGCCTTACCATCATCGCTAATATTTACTTGTACCGCTGATGATACGTAGAATGCATGATGTGCCGAATCATATTTCTCTTCGTTCGCTATAATATGACTACCGTCACGCAACCTATATCCCATCAAGTCAAAATCTCTCATGTAGTCCCTCAGCGCTTCATTCATAGTGGTACTTCGTATATTTTATATTTAAATTTTTCTTTAGCGTATATTTTTACGCGTTCTATTGCATGGTTTAGCGTGTAATTCTTTTTCTTTTTCCATGAAAGGTCATCGGCTAGATCATATATCGTTGTTCCTTGCCCATCTTCTGTTTTTCTCAGTCCGCGCCCAATCGACTGTAAAACACGTATTTGTGATTTTGTCGGAGAAGCAAACATAATGTTGTGCAGGTTAACTATATTTATACCTGTAGAAAACGTCCCTACACTAGCAACAATTACAGCGTTCTTTTCCTGTTCAGTAACCTCCCGGATTTTTTCCCTTTCATCTGCATTAACTGCTCCAGAAACAAAGAACACTTTTCTACCAGTACCTTTAAGCTTTTCTACGAAAGAGTTATATAACGGCTTACCATGTTTTTCAACTAAATTATAAAGAACCAATGAATTTCCTTGTTGGTCACACGTTAAGTTAACGATGAATCTATTCCTTTTTTCGTGACTTACGATATGATCTATTTCGTCTTGATACTTAAGCCCCTTGCATGCTTTACGTTCTTCATCGCTGTATTTTAACACTAAGCATTGAATTGTAAGCTGTGCAAGCGTATCAGCATCAATCAATTCTTTTGTTGTAGTAACTTTATATACAGGACCAAAGTTTCCCTCTAGAGTCATCTTGTTTGAAATAGCGTCATCGATAGTTCCTGTTGTACCAATTCTAAAACCAGCATTCACTAATCGGTTCATTATTGTAGTGAGAGATTTAGCTTTAAATGTGTGAGCTTCGTCTCCTATAACCATACCATATCCTGAAAACCATGAAAGCGAAAGTTTAATAGCACTTTGCCAAGTAGTAATTACAACAGAGGCCTCAAAGTTAATCTTTTCTTTACCTGAATATATACGATGGACATCATCTTCAACGTCAAACGATTCATCTTGCCACGAGTAAGATTCGAAATCTTTATACATTTGCTCAACTAAGGAAGTAGTTGGTACTACAACTAGCACCTTTTTATCCATCTCATGGCTAAGATAGTGTCTCATCATCATGTAGATAATAAGAGATTTTCCTGACCCCGTCGGCGAAATTAATATTGCTCTTTTATTTTGTATACCGTGAACAAATGCATCAAGTTGGTAGTCTCTTGGTTTAATCAATTTATCTTTAAGACTTATGGTAGATTCATTAATAAATTTTTCAAGATCTCCTCTCTCGTAAAAACTGTGATTCTTTAAGGTTTCGTCATATACAAGTTTGTATCCTCTTTCATAGCAAAATTCAGCAACTCTTTTCATTAAACCATATGGAATAGTTTGGGATCTAGAATCAAAAAGGCGGATTTTGCCATCCCACAGTTTATTCCTATAAGCAGGCATAAACTTATACCCTTCCGCATAGAAAGTAAAATATTCGCTAAGCTCCATCAGAATGCCAGAATCATCTGATCTAAGAAGCACTTTAGATTCGTCTTTTTTATAAGCTGTTAACATTACATTCCAGAAGTAAACTTCTTAAATTCCAATATGTTTTTAACATGGGTGTGGCGCCATCTAATATTTCCCATGATTTCTTCCAGTGTTTCAATAATTGTTTTCTGGTAATCGAGCTGTGCTTTTATTTTTACAAGATCTTCGTCAGTAGAATAGTACATATCCATATCAGACTTCATCGGCTTAGACATTCCATCAAACGGATCATATTTCCATTTGTTTCTATCCATGTCATCTTTAGTCATCTTCCCATTGTAATAAAGCCACTTATCTTTTTTCATAGATCCATACTCCATTTCTTTTTTCTTAAGCATTAGTTTTGCCATAGAAAAAAGCTCTAGGTATTTTGCGTGCAGTTTGGAAGATTTAATCGTTTCGTCGTCAAGGCATACGTCATCAATAACAGCATCCTTTTTCCACATCATTAAAATATCATTCAAATCCATCATATAGTATTATTTATTCCTATTTTATGATTAGGAATTCATCATATCTAAAGGCAACATCAGCCTGTGCATATTCTACATCATTTGACTGTACGTTAAAATCTACACCGCTCAAAGAAGTAGGGAATGCATTCTTAAATTGAAATTGCTTATTCACAGTATTGTGGCTAGACATGACTGAAAGAATCATGTCGGCAACTTCGTACTTTTCAGTATTATCCTTCATCCAATCATATATTTCTGTATAGTTTTTCATATCTTCATCAATAGCAAACCTTAAACTCAACCCTCCGAATTGACGAGTTTCGCTTGTTTGATATGAAATGCCTCCTCTAAAATTCATTTGAACTTCACCAGCGGTGATCTCAGGTATGCTAAAGTTTGTTATAAAGTACTCAGTGTTAGCATACTTTTGCCTGTTAATTGTAAGCTTAAAACCAACAGGAGAAAGAAGATTGGTGTTAGATGTCAAATTGTTCTCAGCCATAATTCTATTTATAAAAAAAGAGGGCCCCCTTTCGAGGACCCTCTTAAATTTAGGTTTAAAACCTTATTAGCTTACACCGCCGACATTAAGGGATCCCACCTTGAATGTACGGTAGTATGGGTTGCTACCGGAAGCACCGATAGATCCATCAACTACACCAGTAATTGGGTTAGCACAAAGACCATAACGTGTCTTGAATGCAATCTTAGGCTGGAAGCTATTCTCTCCAACAGCGCGAACCATTGTAAGAGGCACATAAGGTGCGTAGAACAGGCCAGCGTCATATGGGGAAGCACCCTTATAACCAACAGTAGCATAGTCAACTGAAGCATATGGATCAATATATACCTTAAGGCGTCCATTGAGAGTACCAGCAAATGTATTACCAGTAGCATCAACAGCAAGTTCACCTTCTCCGCCGAACTTAAGGCTACCAGCTGCAGCAAGTGCAGAAGCAACGTTGCTTGAGCAGATAACGAAGTTACCCTTACCGCGTCGTGTGGATGTTGCAATCGTGTTGGCTTCCTGCTCGATCTGGAAGATCAAGGACTGGAATTTCTCAACAGCCCAACGGCCGTCAGCATCAGCAACAAGGTCAAATGCCTCAGTAGATCCAACTCCTCCACGCTGGCCAGTAATAACCATGCTGCGAATCACCTCACGGTTAATTTCAGCAAGGATTTCACCAGAAAGGATGTTAGCAAGCTCAGACTCAGCATCAAGGCCGTGAACAGCTTTGAGGTCTTGAGCAAGCTCCATGGTGTACTCAGCTTTAAGCTGACGTGTCTTAGCAGCAACAACCGTCTTTTCGATAGTGAAACCCATTTCTGGGAGAGTTGTGTCAACTTCAGCAGCCGCGGTCCCTTCACCGGTACCAGTAGTAACAGGGGAATCAAAGAGTCCATTAGCACTATGTGCACCATCACCAGAGAAGTCCGTGTCAGCCTCATTAAAGAGAGCTTCAGGATCAGCGGTGGTTACTTTAGTAGTAGGATTCGCGGTATTGTAACGAGACTTCATCGCAAAAATGAGGCCAGTAGGACCAGACATAGGCTGGACACCTGCGACATCATAAGCGATGAGGTTAGGCATTGCACGACGAACAAGAGAAATAAGGACTGGATCTGAATATTCATTAGATGTCGTCTGGTTACTTGTCTCATTCAAAGTGCCGAACGAAGATGCTTGAGCCTCCTCACGGAGAGCAATTTCAGTGTTTTCGAGCAATTTGGCTGTTACAGCCTTCTTGTAGCTATCAGTGATAGCGGGAGCGTCAGCGTGCTCAAGCACGGGAGCCCATTTTTGTAGTTCTTTTTCTGCGTTTAGCATAATAGTTTTTTCTTTCTTTGTTGTTTGGTTGGGTTATTTGAAGCGAGAAAGAGTTGAAATATAGCGTTGCATGTCACCAGACAACTTGCTATTAGGATCAATTTCTCCCTCGACGATTGTTTTTACGTTAGTTGAATCGGATGATTCGGTAATGACTTCTTCTTCTTTCGAATCAGAATCTGAGAAGAATCCTTCTTTAATTACAGCTACCTTAGATGCAAATGTATCTGCATCTACAAAGTCAACTTCTTCAATAAGAGAAGAGAGTTTAGCGACTTGTGTGGAAGCCAAATCAGTAGTAGCTTCAGAAAGAATCTTTTCCCGATGAAGACTTTCAAGTTCTTCAGCAAGAGCAACATTCTTTTCCTCAACATCTACGAGGGATTCTTTAACAGAAGCAACTTCCTCTGAAAGCTGATCAACAAGATCAACCTTAGAATCAGGTACTTCGATGTAGTGTTCTGTGAAAACACCTTGAAGAGCTTTCATGAAGTTTTCTGTGATGTCAGTGCGAAGCTTGTTATCAACAAACTCCTGGTTCTCTTCGATCCAAGTTTCTACCACATAAGAAAGATAATCATCAATCTTAGTGACGAGAGACTCACGAATGTAGCCTACTTCTTCTTGAAGATCGTTCTCGTATTGAGCTTCAAGAGATTCTTTGATCTCGACAACACGGTTTGCAATAGCACCTTCAAACAGAGTAGCAACCTTAGCTTTAAAGCCTTCGGTCAATTCCTGTTCAGAGTCGGCAAGAACTTTAAGATCTTCAGCATAGCTTTCAGTCTCAAGTTCCTCATGCATACCACCGCAAGAATCTTGAATAGCCTTATAAGAGGCAGTCAATTGATCCTTTTTCATAGCCTTAAGTTGACCATACATTGCGTTGATAATATCTGCCTTTGTCTTTGGCACTTCTACTTCACCTTCATCTTCACTCACATTAATACCTTTATAGGCACTAACGAGTTGTGATTTCTTCATGCCCTTAAGAGCATCAAAACTTGCAGCAAGATAACCTGCTTTAGTTTTAACATCTGGAAGGTTAACTTCTTCTACTTCTTCCTCTTCTTCATCAGATTCT